GCAGATCCTTGGCATCAGTGCGGGCTATGGCGCTGGCAAGACCAGGGCGCTATGCGCTAAGGCCGTGATGCTGGCGGCAGTCAATCAGGGCTTCATTGGTTGCGTGATGGAGCCGACCGGACCGCTGATCCGGGACATCTGGCAGACGGACTTTGAGGCGTTTCTGGAGGCGTACGACATCCCGTACACATTTCGCGCGTCACCGCTGCCGGAGTACATGCTGCACCTGCCAGGCGGGGACACGAAGATCCTGTGTCGCAGCTTTGAAAACTGGTCGCGCATCATCGGCTTGAACCTTGCCTGGGTGCTGGCTGATGAGATCGACACCGTAACGCCAAGCATTGCCAATAAGGCATTCCCTAAGATCCTCGGTCGCTTGCGCTCGGGCAATGTGCGGCAGTTTGGCGCGGCATCGACGCCAGAAGGGTTCCGGTGGATGTGGAACACATTCGGCAGCGATGATGCCAAACAGCGGCCAGACCGGCAGCTAATCAAAATGCGCACGGCAGATAACCCGCACCTGCCGCCGGACTTCATCGAGCGGCTGGAGGCCAACTACGACCCGAGCCTGCTGCGTGCGTACCTCGATGGTGAGTTCGTCAACCTGACGACAGGGCAGGTCTACGACCGTTTTGACCGCAGCAAACACTGCATTGCCGAGCCGCCAAATACTGCATCAGAACCCATTCGTGTCGGCGTGGACTTCAACATCGGCAACATGTCTGCCATCATTGCTGTCCGGGTTGGTAATGGCTTGGTCGTGATCGATGAGATCGCCGGAGCGCATGACACCGACGCCCTGGCGCAAGAGATCCGCAGGCGGCATCCGCAACAACAGATTTACGTCTACCCAGATGCCAGTGGCGGCAACCGCAGCACCAATGCAGCGCAGACCGACATCCAGATCCTTGAGTCCTATGGCATGTCCAACCAATCACCACGTAGCAACCCTGCTGTCCGTGATCGGGTGGCAGCGGTGCAGGCGTTGCTAGAAAATGGCAAAGGGCAGGTCAGGCTGCAAGTGTCAGAAACTTGCAAGCGGCTGATCGAGTGTCTAGAGCTGCAGAGCTACAGCGACAAGGGGGAACCGGACAAGGACGCCGGCTTTGACCACATGAACGACGCGCTCGGCTACCTGGTGTGGCGTGAGTTTAACCCGTTGCACGCCGGTGCTGGCCGCAGGACTGGCATCAGGCTCTACTAGACAGCCCATCAATGACTGAAGCCGTAAACTGATGGCATTCTCAGCGGCTAGCGCTCGTGTATAGCGGTTACAACTTTTATGACCGGCCGCTAGCGCAGCGCACCGTAGCAAAGGTCAACGACCCGAATACGAATTGGTATGCGCAGGAGCCGCATTGGCTGCTGATTGAAGATCTGCTGCAGGGCACCTATGGCATGCGTAAAAAGCATCGCCGATACCTGCCGCAGGAGCCACGCGAGTTGGACGAGTCCTACGACAACCGCCTATCCCGTAGCGTCTGCCCGCCGTACTACATCCGCCTAGAGCGCATGCTGGCGGGCATGCTCACCCGCAAGCCCGTCCGGTTGGACGACACCGCTGACATCATCCGTGAACAGCTATTTGACGTAGACCTGCAAGGCAATGACCTCAACGTGTGGACGTATGAAGCCGCCCGTAAGATGGTCCGCTATGGCCACATTGGTACGTTGGTAGATGCCCCGTCTGATGGCGGCAGACCCTACTGGGTGGCATACACACCCCGGCAGATCCTTGGCTGGCGCACCGAGACGCAAGAAGGCAAGCAGGTGCTGACCCAGCTGCGGCTGGCGGAAGTGGTCACGGTGCCAGATGGTGAGTTTGGCGAGAAGTCCGTCGAGCAGGTTCGTGTACTGACGCCTGGCGAGTACCGCATCCACCGCAAGGCCGATAGTGGTGAGTTCACCGTCGTCGACGAAGGCCGCACGAGCCTCAATCAGATCCCGTTCACCATTGCCTATGCGCAGCGCCATGACTTCATGGAATCCCGTCCGCCACTGGAGGACATTGCAGAGTTGAACCTCAAGACCTATCAGGTGCAGTCGGATCTTGATAACCAGCTGCACATCTCGGCGGTACCGATGCTGGCGTTTTACGGGTTCCCGTCAGCAGCCGAAGAGGTATCAGCTGGACCCGGCGAAGCGATCGCATTTCCAGCTGAAGGCCGCGCTGAGTACATCGAGCCAGCCGGTCGCAGCTTTGATGCGCAATTCCGCAGGCTTGAGCAGCTTGCGCTGCAGATCAATGAGCTAGGACTGTCCGCAGTGCTAGGTCAGAAGCTGAGCGCCGAGACAGCTGAGGCAAAGCGCATCGATCGCAGTCAGGGCGATAGCACCATGATGGTGATAGCGCAGAATATGCAGGACATGATCGATAACTGCCTGCAGTTTCACGCGCAGTACCTCGGCAATGCGACTGCTGCCGGTAGCAGCTATGTCAACCGCGACTTCCTCGGCGCACGCCTTGAGCCGCAGGACATTACTGCGCTGCTATCGCTCTACACCGCTGGCACCATCAGCCAGGAAACCCTGCTGCGCGAGTTGGCTGAAGGCGATGTGCTAGGCGATAACTTTGACGTAGATGAAGAGCTGGATGCTACATCCAATGCGGGGCTTGATCTACCGTCTGATGGACAGTGAGCACACCAGAAGCGCTATACCGTAACGCCATCGACCTGAACAGGTACAGCAATAGCGTTGCGCGGCGCATTATCAACGCCTACAACGACATCATCATTGATGCGGTTAATCAACTGCGGACCATCGATGAGCTTGCTGCACCTGTAAAGGCCGCCAGGTTGCGGGCCATCCTTGCGCAGTTAAAGGACAGCCTCGGCACCTGGGCGGGCGATGCAACGGAGATCACGGCGGCTGAGCTGCAGGGCATCGCGCAGCTGCAGTCCGAGTTCGTAGCCGATCAGCTCCGCAAGGCGTTACCTGCTGGCGCACGGGATGCGGTCAACACCGTGGAGATCAGCCCGCAGTTTGCGCAGTCGGTTGTCACCACCGACCCGACACAGCTCAACGTAGTGGCGCTGAGTGATGACCTATTCGCCGCAGTACAAGGCGCCCCGGCCACGTTCAATCTGACCGCTGCGCAGGGTGCCACGATCACGTTGCCAAATGGCGAGGTAGTCACCAAGGCGTTCCGGGGCATCGCCGTCGATCAGGCCGAGCGGTTCAGCCAGGTGGTACGGCAGGGACTGCTGACTGGCGAGCCAACGCCTGCTATTGCCAAGCGACTGATCGGCAGCCTGCAATTTGGCGAGGAAGCCAAGACCGTTAGACAGCTCATCGCTGCAGGCGGGCAGGCAACAGCAGTAGCAGACAATCAAGTTATCGCCCTGATACGCACCAGCATTAACCAAGTGGCCAATGCCGCCAGCCAGCAGGTCTACGAGGCCAACCAAGACATCACGCCACGCTACAGGTACGTTGCTACCCTCGACACCCGCACTAGCGCGATCTGCCGAGCGCTTGACGGCAAGGAGTTTGAATACGGCAAAGGTCCGATGCCGCCGCAGCACTTCAACTGCCGCAGCACGACTGTGCCAATCATCGACCCAGACATCCTGCCGCCATCCACCACTGCAACCCGCGCAAGCAAGGACGGTCAGGTACCGATTGACCAGAGCTACGGCGAGTGGCTATCCAAGCAGCCACGCAGCGTACAAGCTGATGCGCTTGGCCCTGGCAAGGTTGCATACTTCAACCGGCTTGCCAAGAAATACGGCCCACGCGATGCCATCGCCAAGCTAGTACGCGATGATGGATCAGAGTTAACCTTAGAGCAACTCCGCAAACGATATGGACCTGCCTAATCTGCGGCACTTCACGCCAAGCGGCATTAGCTCAGATCCTGTGGAGGTGCTGATCGGTGAAGCATGGCTGCCAGCGATCTATACCGACAAAGGATGGGCAACAGCAGATGGCGCTAGCCTGCTATCAGACATTGCCAAGTGGCGCACACCATGCCTAAATACACCGGACCAGCCAAGCCTCAAAAGCCCATGCCCAAGAAGGGAGGCAAGAAGAAATGAAACGCGGCGACCGGGTTAGCTGGAGCTATCAAGGCACGCGCACATTTGGCGTAATCACCAGCATTGGTGGTGAACGTGCGACCATCTCAACGCAAGGTGGCGGTAGCGTTACCCGTGTCGGCAGCATGGATGATCCGATCGTACGAATCAAATCCGAGTCAACCGGCAACGCGGTCATTAAAAAGCGGTCAGAGCTGAAACCCGCACCACGGCGATGATTACCTATCGCGGCGAGCAGTTTGAGGGTTATAACAAACCCAAGCGGACGCTAGGCCATCCGACCAAATCACATGCGGTGCTGGCCAAGGAGGGCGAGACCATCAAACTGATCCGGTTCGGTCAGCAGGGTGTCAGCGGCAGCCCGCCACGCAAAGGCGAGTCAGCAACAGACAAAGCCAGGCGGGCATCATTCAAGGCAAGGCACGCTAGTAACATTGCTCGCGGCAAGATGTCTCCGGCATATTGGGCGGACAAGGTAAAGTGGTAACCGCTTCTTGACGGTGAATCCAATCCTTTAGCTCAGCAACGTACCACCGCAGATCCTGAGCTTTAGCCGCATGCCAGCCGTTGCCGCTACTGCGGTACAGATGCTCATGGCGATCTACTGCATCAAGGCACTGCTTAATCAGCAGATTCCATGGCTCACGGATTGGGGTGTCCCATTCACGCTTTGACACGATCGCTACGCGCCATTACGATGGCAGCGTAATTAAGCCTGCGGCTTATCCATGTCTGATGAAACACAAACCCAGGAGCCTGCGGCTGTTGGGGGCGACAACAACGACGCATTGCAACGCAGTGTAGAGGCGCTTGAGCGCAAAAATAAAGAGTTGATCGCTGAGTTACGCGCTGCCAAGAAGGCGCCAGCATTGCCAGATGGCGTTGATGTCAATGAGCTATTGGAGTTCAAGCGCAATCACGAGCAACAGCAGCTTGAATCACAAGGCAAATATCAAGAAGCGCGACAGGCTTTGGAGCAGCAGTTCCGTGAGGCGACGACGGAAAAGGACCAGCGCATCGCAACCCTTGAAGCGCGAGTCCGTGAACTGGAGCTGGTCACACCAGCAGTAACGGCGCTGGCTGACATCGTGCATGACCCCGACATGGTGCTAAAGACCAAGCTGAGCGCTGATCAGATCGAGCGCGATGCTGATGGCACCGTGGTAGTGGTTGACGGCTACCAGCGCACGCCTGTCAGTGAATGGGCGAAGACGCTGCCAGCATGGATGCAAAAGCAACCCAAGCCACAAGGCAGTGGCGCACCATCAGCCGGTGCCAGCACTGGCGGCATTCCGGCAGGCATGGCTAACCCATTCAGCCGTGATTCGTTCAACCTAACTGAGCAGGCGCGACTGTTCCGTACAGATCGCGACCTTTATGATCGC